GGTGGTGGAGTTGGCGGTGCTTCTCAAAGTACGGGAACTGGTACTGGAGGCAACGGTGGTTCGGGCGGTGGTGGTCAAGAAAATCGTTCAGGCGGAACTGGAACATCAGGTCAAGGAAATAACGGTGGTGCTGGAGACGGTTCAGGCGGTTCTACTTCGGGTGGCGGTGGTGGTGCTGGCGGGGCTGGCGGTAATGGAATTGCCTATAACAAATCAGGTAATGGCGGTATAGGAAGCGCTGATTATTCATCATGGGGTGCGGCGACGGGGACTGGTCAAAATGTAGGTGGAACTTATTATTACGCTGGTGGTGCTGGCGGTTCATCTTGGTCAGGTCCTTCAACTGTTGCGACTGGCGGTGCTGGTGGTGGAGCGACTGGCGCGATGGCAGGTGGCACAGGTAATAACGGAACTGCTAATACTGGCGGTGGCGGTTCGTCTGCGGCTACTGGTAGTGCTTCTACTGGTGGCTCGGGTGGTTCAGGAATTATCATAATTAGGTATGCGGCGTAAAGGAGATATAAATGGCTGGAACAACTACTAAAGGTCTCCGTTATCCAACAGCGGGAGATAATCCTGCGGTTCACACCGACATTCAAAATCTTGCTACCGATGTTGATACTGAATTAGATAATTACATTCTTTCGTCTGCCCCATCTTTTACTTCAACAGTAACTCTCGGCGCTGGCGCAAACATAATTTTTGAAGGCACAACTAACGATGGATTTGAAACAACTCTTACCGTAACTGACCCAACGGCTGACCGCATTGTAACTTTGCCTAACGCAACTACTACTCTTGTTGGTCAGGACACCACCGATACCTTGACCAACAAGACTCTAACTTCTCCAACTATTAGCAATGCGACATTTACAGGTCAGCAAAGCGGATTACAGATTGCTTTCAATGATTCAATCGTCTTTGAAGGTACAACTGCCGATGCTTATGAATTGACCTTATCGGCTGGAGAACCTACCTCGGATGTAACAGTTACTTTGCCAAACGAAACAGACATCCTTGCTAATCAAAACTTTGTTCGAACATCAATGTTTATGTTAGGTGGAATGTAATGACATTTACCTATTCAGGAGACCCAAGCACATCAACCCGCAACTATGTGCGCTTTCTCCTCAACGATACGGATTCAACGGACGCGCTTTTTAGCGATGAAGAACTCAACTATGTCATCACCGAATGGGGCGGAGACGCCTATAACGCGGCTCGAGAACTTGCCGAAATCCTTATTGCTCGCTTTAGCCGTTTAGCCGACAGTAGTTCTAAGAGCGTCGGCGATATTTCCGTATCTGAATCTTATTCAGCAAAAGTCACACACTATAAAGAATTGGCTAATAGTTTTCTTCAAAGACAAATGCGTAAGTCCCCACCTAAACCATGGGCTAATAGCGAAAGCCTCAAGTCCACAGATGATAGAAACATCTCGGACTTCAACACCGATTTCTATGTCGGTATTACGGATAACCCAAACAGCAATTACGAACAACGCGTTCCTGAATAGGCAAAGCCATGGATGCCATATATCCCAAGGTAGCCGAATTCATGACCGATACGGTCACCTTCACGGCAAAAGCCTCCGTCGATAAATACAATAAACCTACCTTTGCTAACTCAAGCACTACGGTTACAGGTCGATTGATTTACGATACAACTAAATCCAAGGATGTCCAAGGAGTTGAAGTTGTAGATATTGGACGATTCATCACCTATGGTCCCGCGACATCAATCACGGTGAGTCATAGAATGGTCGTCGGGGCGGACACTTTTACCATCAACGCAATAGACAATATCGCCGATGAAAACGGAGCGCATCACACCGTAATTAGATTCGGACGGTAAACATGGCAAAGTCGTCCTTTCGGCTCGACCTTACAGGTGATGAAGAGTTGGTCAATGCTCTCAAGGCTGGCAAGGAACATACGCCTCAAGCAATAGCCCAAGCAATATGGGAAGAAGCAAACATGATTTTTGCTAAGTCCCAAATCCTTGTTCCAGTTGATACGGGAGTCCTTCGTGGCTCAGGTGGCGTATCGGCTCCACAAATGGGAACCCAAGGTTATTTTGTAGATATTTTCTATGGTGGTCCCGCCGCACCTTACGCTCTTTTTGTTCATGAAATTATTGGTAATTATCACAATCCACCGACACAGGCTAAATATCTTGAGCAACCAGTTATGGAAGCAATGCCCTCTATCCAACAAAACATACGCGGTAGAATAATCGACATCATCGAGAAAGGTCATAGGGGCTAATGGCAACCATACTTGAATCGGTAGGCGACTACCTTCAAAATACAGCAAGTGCCTTTGGCGCCCACGCATCCCAAGGCACCCTTGGAACCAGTATTTTTCTAGGTGTTCTACCTGAAACACCCGATGCTTGCGTAGCAATCTATGAGAACGCTGGCAGTTCTCCAACCTTCACAATGGGGGCTGGTGGTATTCGTATTGACTATCCAATGCTTCAAATTATCTGCCGTGCTGGTCGAGAAGATTATCCAACGGCTAGGGATAAGGCAGAAAATATCCGCGTTTTACTCGCGTCGGTGCTTGAAACTACAATCTCAGGGGTACATATTATGCGTATTGAACCGATGGGTTCGGTCAATATGTTGGGAGTCGATAACAAGTATCGACCACTAATTTCGGTGAATTTCCGATGTCTAGTGAGAATGTAGCAACGGAGCCACAGGCTCCAAGAGAGAGAGACCCGTATGGCAGAATCGCAATCACAGATGAGTTCCAGCGATGCTGGAAATGTGACAGGCTCCTCTTCGAAAGCGCGACGCGCCCGTGGAGTATCCGATGCCCAAGATGTAAGTCCAAAAATAAATCAGGATGATTTCTTCAAAGATTTAGATGCGTTAGTTGGCGCTGGACGCGAACAAGGTGGATGTTCAATCGGTGTTTTAGTTTCTAAATTAGATGAACCACTTCGTTCAAAACTTACTCAAATTATGAAAAACGAAAAAGTAAACTCGGCTCGACTTACTGAGGTTATGTTAGCCTATGGGCTTCAAGTATCTTCCAGCGATGTCATGAGAAGGCATCGGCGAAGGCTCCTAGGTAAAGATGGGTGTAAGTGTCCGCGTGAATCTTGATGATGCCTTAGATAATCTACTCAAAACCTCTGAGATGAATTCAGTTCAAAAGACTGAACCAAGACAAAGACAGGCTGAATGGTTGCCTGGGGTAACTTGGCAAGGTGAAGAAGGAACGGTTACAACTCAGCCAATGGAGGGCGATAACGCGCCTGATTGGTCGGGAGTTCTACGAATGTGGGGATTAGACCCCGAGCATTTCCAAGTAGTAGAACCAGTTCTTTTCAATGTGTGGGGCGATACTTTAGGTATTCTCAATCGCCAATGGAAGGGCAAAGTAGTTCGCAAGGGCAAACAAGAAATTGCCGATATTGAAGCCCTTATCCAAGAAATCAAAAAACACAAGCCACGCGAGCGCAAGCCAATTACAGGTGGGGCAAGCCTTGTTGTATGTGCTTCAGATTGGCAAACAGGTAAAAGAGATGGGGACGGTCTCAAAGGTTTAGTTGGACGATGGCTTCAGGCTATCGATGATGTTGAATTTAGAATCAAAGAATTGAAGAAGATAGGACGCCCGATTGATTCAATCACCGTTCTTTGCCTTGGCGATTTAGTTGAAGGATGCGATGGTCATTACGACATTCAGACTTTCACAGTTGAGGTCGATAGAAGAGACCAAGTAAAGATTGCTCGCCGTCTTTTGAGAGATGCTCTTATCCGTTGGTCGAAGGTAGTCCCTGAGATAACAGTTGCGGCGATTGGAGGAAACCACGGCGAAAACCGTAAAAACGGAAAAGCCTTCACTACACTCAATGACAATGACGATGTTGCCCTAGTTGAATCAGTAGCAGAAATCTTTCAAGCCAACCCTGAAGCCTACGGTCATATCCGTTTTGCTATTCCAACCGATGAGTTGAGTTTGACCGTCGAAGTTCATGGAAAGATTATTGGAATTACTCACGGTCACCTTGCTCGCAGTTCAGGAAGCCCTGAATCCAAACTTCGTCGCTGGATTGCTGACCAAACTCTCGGACGCCAAGCAATCGGAGATTGTGACATTTTGGTGACTGGTCATTATCATTCGTTTCGTCTAGCAG